CGATACGATGCCGCGAGGCACCGATGCGAAATTGCCAGCCAGCGCTGCGGTCAGCGCGGAGATCAGGAGTTTCTTGCTCATGGATTTATCCTTGAAGAGCGTTGATGAGGTTCTGCAGCGAAGCTGCAACGTCGTCGCCAGCGCCCGGCATGGCGTTTTCAACGGCAGCGCCCGGCGTGCCATCGAATAGGGCTTTGAGAGCGTCGCGACGTGCGCCGCGCGAGTAACCCGCGCGCGCCATCGACGCCTCAATGAGTGCGAGCGCCTTACGGCCGCCGCTCGCGTTCGTGTCTTTCGCGACCTGCGCGCTATCAAGCAGCCCGGTCGCAAATCCGTCAGCCACAGCTTGCTCGGCGCCGATCCACGTTTCCTTGTCCATCAGCGCTGCGGCTTCGGCCTCGCTAATACCAGCGCGTTGCGAATAGACCTTAGCCATGGCCGCGTCAAACGGTGCGAGCACCTCTGCTGCCTGGGCAATGTCGTGCCGGTTGCCGATCGCTACCGTCCAGGCGTTATGAATCATCAGGAATGCGCCATCGCCCATCAGTATCTCGTCGCCCGCCATCGCGATCACCGATGCCGCCGACGCGGCCAGGCCCATCACATTCACTGTGACCTTGGCCTTGTGCTCGCGCAGCAGGTTGTAGATCGCGACGCCCTCGAAGAAATCGCCGCCCGGCGAATTCACGTTGACCGTGAGGTTGCGTGCGCCGATGTTGCGCAGCGCCGCGCTGATCCGCTTCGCCGTGATGCCAGTGCCTTCCCAGTTGTCGCCAATCTGGTCGTAAATTGAGATCGACGCCGAGTCGTCACCAGCCGCAGCGCGCACGCCCGGCTCCCACTTCTCCAGCGCGTCGGGGCGCACATCGTATTGCGCGCTGTTGAGCCGATGGTCGGCCCGGATTTCAGGCAGGCTGAGCAGGCTCATCGCCGGTCCCCTTCGGTTTCTGTGTCATTGGATTGCGCAGCGCGTCAGTCTGCGGATCGTCGGATTTCGGCAGGTCGGACAGTTCACGAACTTCGTTTTGCGACATCCACGGTGCCTGTCCGCCGGCGCCAAGTGCTTTCGAGAAGAACGACGCCTGGTCGTTGAGCGTGCCCCGCAGTAGCGCGCCCTCGTTGAACTTGTATTGCAGCAGCCCAAGCTGGTTGTCGGGAATGAAGCTGCGTGCGGCCGCCTGCTCCCACGACACAAACCAGTGCGCCAGACCGTACTGAATGAAGAAAATTGCGAGCTGCTCGATGCCGCTGCCCCAACTTGTGTCGTCCATCATCAGCAGCGGGCGCGGCACACCGTACATGCGCGCGACCTCTTCGATTTGATGGTTGCGGGTCTCGATCTGCTGCGCGGACACAGCCGTGGCCGAGAACTGCTTCGCCGTGCCGCCCTCTTCGATCAGCATCCAGCTACCCGCGTTTTCCGCGCCGGAGTAGTTGTCGGCGATTGAATCTTTCATGCGCTTGTAGGCGTTATCCGAAAGCTCCTTCGGAACTTCAATCGCACCGCCCGCCATCACGCCAGTGCGGAACGTGCGCGACGCCGCACGCTCCGCATGCTCCGCAAGCTCCAAGGCTTCACGAGACAGCTTCACGCGCGAAATGCCTCGCACCCCATCGAGCGAGAGATCGCGCAGGTGGAACACATCCCTCGCCTTCAAAGTGATTTGCTCGCCGCCCGGCGTCGTATAGTCGTATTCCATCTGCCACGTGGCCGTAAGCCGTGGCTTTGTCGAACCTCGATCCATCGGGATCATCCGGATAGGCCGATTACCTGACCAAATGATGCGAGCGAACGACTCGCCGTCGAGACACGCCCGCAGTTGCATAAGGCTCTTGAACTCTACTGGCGTCTGCCAATCGTTCGGTTTGTACTTAAACAAACGGTGAGCAGGGTTGTCCGTCTGGATCTGCTTCTTGTCGTCGCTGCTGATTAGATTTAGCGGCAACATGCCGACAGATTCTGAAATGAGCGTCACGCAACGCAGAACCGCCATGTTCCTCAGCGCGCGCCAGCCGCGACGATCGTAGTAGCCACCGTCCCGCTCACCCCGACGGATGTATTCGAGAAGACGCGGATCGTCCATCCCCGTGAACGTCTCCCCGCCAACCGTCACTTCTGCGCGCGGTGACGATTCTTGAGGACGAGCTTGTGCCTCCGACTGGGTGCCCCGCCGGAAGAAATCGAACAAACTCATTCACACCTCAAAGGAATCGTATGCCACGCGACTCGTACACCGACGGCCCCTGAGCCGGCGGATTGAGCGCCATCAGCGAAACCGCGTCGAAGATTGCCATCAGCGGGTCGATTTTCCCCGTCCCGCTGGCCTGTTTTGTGATGTTCACAGCGTTGCCGACCGGCACGACGCGCGCATTACCGACGCACCACGCCATCATGCGTTGGCCACCGTGAACCAAAGTGCCGTCTGGCTTCTCGCCGCCGTCTTGGAGCTTGCGGCCGCTCGATGCAGCCACGCGCCGCTCCGTCGTCTTGATCGCACCGGACAACTTCCAGCCCTGCGAGATTCCGATCACCTTATCTTCAGGGACCTTCGCCGCGCCAAGCGCGTCAAGCACGCCACCAATCCCCGCCGGGTCAGCGCCAACCTTGTCGAGCAATCCCGCCGCATGGATTGCGGAAACGATCTGCGCAACGTCCTCGACGTCGTCGCCGATCTGCTCAACAACAGTCAGATCGCCCTCCTTCTCGAAATCGCGAAGCGTGTCCGCGATCTCTTTGCGGCGTTCGAACACCGACGGATGCGCCCATGCGTGCGTCCAGACCAGCCAATTCCGCGTACCCTTCTCGCGACCCACTACCGCCAGCCCAAGCAAGTCATCGAGGCCGCCGCCATCGATCCCAACGTCTATGACTTCGCAGCGCTCGATAAGCTGATCGAGCGTCAGCCGCGGCGCGAGTGCGGCAGCCTCCCAAAATTCTGCGCCCGCCCACCTGTCGCTGCGCAGCGCGAGACCGATTTCGACGTTTGCATGCTTCGCGAGGAAGCCGCGAAACGACTCTTCGCCGCCTTCTTGCGCCTTGCGAAACTCACGCTCCAGGTACGCCTGGTCTACCGAATAACCAAAGTTCGGATTGACCATCGCGAGGTTTTCGACGCGCAGGTGCTCTTTGCGCCTCACCATTTCCGGCGGGTGCTCGAAGATCACAGGCACAAAACACGGATCGTGGATCTTGCCGTCCCGCACGTCGCGCGCGTAACGCAGTTTCTGCAGGAACACGCCCGCCGGCGGGTCGTTAGATTGCGTCGTCAGATAAATCACAAAGCCCTCGGGCCGCGACGCGAGCCCACCCGTCGCTTCACGCAACATATCTTCGGCGTTCGGCTGCTTTCCGAAGAGCCACAACTCGTCAATAAGCGTTCCGACGCTCTTCTTCCCGCTGACCGTGTTCGCATCGGCCGCGACGACCTTCAGCGCCGCGCCGCTGACGCGGTGCGTGATCGTCTTAATGTGCGTCTGCACCTGGAACAGTTCGTCGAGGTCGTCCTCGTGCTTCACCATGTCCCGGCTCGGCGCAAAACTGTTGTTCGCGACCTCGATCGTCGGCGCCAAGATCGCGTATTCGGCGGACTGCCGCCAATTGAGGATCATCGCAGTCATCATGATCCCGGCAGCCAGCGTCGATTTGCTGTTCTTCTTCGGGATGCACACGAACCACTCGGTGATCAGGCGCCGCCCGCTGTCCGGATCGTATGCGCCGAAGATCGAGGCCACGAGATCGAACACCCACTGCGCGCACGACTCGCCAAACGTCGGGCTGCCAGGCGCATCAACGATCTTTAGCTGCTTGAACACGTTCAACGCTGTTTCAGCCTGCTCCGGAAAAATCGGCGGCGGAATAATCGAGCGCCCAGACCGAAGCCGCTCGGGCCAGTCCAAGCATGCCGTCGACCATTCCACAGGTTACTTCCGGTTGTTGACGACGAGTTTCGGCGTCGCGAGTGCCGCAAACTTGTTCGCAGCCTTCTCGGCGGCCGCGCCCTTCGCATCCTTCTTGCCCGTCTCGCCAATCTTGGCATGCACGAACGGCATCAGCGCTTTTGCAGCATCTACCCGTAGCTTCGG